CGTTAGTGATGCATGTGTAAAATATCACTTTGTCAACCAAATTTAAATGGTAATTGTGGCATATTGAACTTGTAGTGGTCAATTAGATTTGCTCTAAGTAGTTTCAATCTAAAAATCTTAGATGGACTTAGTGAAGATGTATTTTCAACATCACCCATTGAGACTTCAATCAAATTAGCATACTCTAAAATATACAAATCCCTTTGCAAAGGTGGATCAAATTTATGTTGTAGTATTTGAACATTTCTATCAGTCAAACTACAAAAGAAATGCACTAACCGTTCTGATTTTTCCCCTATCAAGGATGTAATTTTTTCTCTGCTTATATTTTCATTGAACTCATAGTAATCAGTTCCATATATTGAATGAAATAATGCTGCGTCAATAAGATATTGACTATCATCTATTCCTATGTGATCACACAATCCCTCGACGATACTTGATGTTCTAAGTAAATGTTCAAAGAAACCTTTACCATTATGTTTGTGTGCTTTTGTTGATTCTAAGATGAAGTCTACTTTTTCTGAAGTCATCTTTTTGCTGCTACTGCTTCGCTGATTGTTTTGTTTGTAACATTACCAGGTTCTCTTATAAACCAACCAGTTGCAATATACTTAGACAATTCTCCTGTAAGAAATGCACCACGATGCATATGAGTATATGCTGCTGGCCATAAAACAAGTGTGCCTTTTTTGGGTTGGAATGTAATTTCTTGATGATAGAAATCTGTTGCTCCACCATTCTCTAAAGGAATATCATTTAGGTATATCATCCATGTTAGAACTCTATCTCTGTATAAGAAGTTACCATTCTCACAATGCCATACATGATACCCACCACCAGGATCTGTGCGTTGTAATTTACATGTCCATGATGATACAGGGTCACTTGCATCGACTAAACCAGAATACTTTTTGACATAGATTTCAAACCCTGCTCCAACTGCTTGGTTGACCTGTGCTGTCATAGTCTGATCACATATCTCTAAGTATAATTGATGATCTTTTCTACCCATTCCACCCTGTGGAAATTGAGTCTTACCATCATTGAAATGATCCAAAGTGAATTGACGATCACCCATCTTTGTGACATTATGAGTGGACTCTTGATTCTTAAAATATTTTTTTGTATACCAATATTCAAATAGGTCTACAAGTGAATCACAGAATTGTGGGTCAACAAAATTATCAAATACTCCTATCGCCCCAAAATCTTTCATGCCTGTGAACTCTGGTTTCGCAGGTTTTGGATCGTACTCATCACTTTCAAGTGGTGTAATTGTTTCAGTCATTTTGTAATTGGTTTAGATAAACAGATGGTGGAACCCTGCCGACATACTCGTCTAGTTCCATAATTTGATCTACGGTATGATCGACAGCTTGATGCTCCCAGAACTCCTGTAATGCATTATTACTCCCTTTGTGAAAAATGTCAATATGTTCTTCATGAATTGATGACCCCATGTCTAATCTGTAATTTAATAAAGGTGTAGAATATGACTTACCACTATCAAGAATAAGGTCTTCTGATACTGCCCTTGGTCTTATATTTTGATCCAGTTTCCATTGCGATCCACGTTTATGAATCTTCAAACATTTTTGTGCATGATGACGTGTAATCAAATAACATGCAGCAGAAAAATCATTTACAAATCTATGATGCAATTTCAATGTAATCCCATTTGGATTTATGATAGTTAGTTGTAAACAATCAAAATTTACAGGGACACGTTTTCTAACTTCTTTCCATGTAAATGTCCAACTACTAACTGGAGATAAATCGACATCATCTTCCATGATGATGATTTCATCAAGATCAGTTTCATTTACAAAATATTCAAGAGCAGATAGATGTGACATTACACATGCGATCTCTCCCTTGTTCATATTATCAGGGAGTGTTCCCTTCAATAGTTCTTCGTATTCATAACCATCTACACCTGATATTCGATGATGGTTTTTTATTCCCCAATAGGAGAGATGGTCTTCCATATATTTTTTTCTTTCTGTGCAACGATCAAGATTGATCCACAGAACCATAGGAAAACCATCTAGTTTTTTTATTGCTTTATTCTTGTCCACCATCCTTTACACCATCTTTCACTCCTCTTACAGTCATGTAATCAGGATTACTATAATACTCTACAAGTTGTTTACGAGTCATTTTACTCAACTTCAACCATAGAGATCTATTGTTTTCAATGTGTTCATTATTGAACCAAGAATTTTTTGTACGTCCATGTTCCATATGAAATACTGGTTCATTGATTCTAAGTACCTTAGAACAAGTATTGAATCTATGATACCTTTCATCATCTTCATATCCATATGCAATGAATCCCTCATTCTCAGCACCAAATTTGATGTATTCTTTTGTATCAAAGAATTGACAGAAACCAAACTTAGCATCATATGAATTTGCCTTTCCTTGAAAAGCACCAAAATTAAAGTTTGAGTTTACAAATCTTGTGGCATCATTATCATCTATAAACAATTGATATTGAAACTCTCCATAACCATAAGGATATACAACTTTTATCTCTTCATCTTTATACCCATTCAGTATCACATTCTGTGCTTGAATGTAGGTGTTCATTGGTAATAATATATCTGCATCATAATTACACACTACAGGTGTCTCAACTAACATCAACATGTCGTTTATAATTTTTGTTCTGTGAAAAACAAAATCTTCTGTCTCCTCAAAGATGTGGTGTATATTATGCATCTTGATTGGAGGCACTACCTGATCAAGCATGGGAACAACTTCCTTTAGGAATATGGATTCCTTATCATGCTCTTTTACTATCACCTGAGTATCAAAATTTTTTAGAAGATACACAAGCGAGGTAGTTATGTTTCTTATTCTATCGGGGGTCTCGCACCTCAATGGAATAATAAATGTCGTCTTTGTAAGATCCCATGAATTCAATGGTTGAATTTGTAGATCCTCATACATTCCAAGATCAGGAATCTCTACTCCCTCTTGAATGATTGTATCTGCCATTACTTTAAAACCTCCCAATTGCTACAGTATAGATCAGATGTAATATGGTTCCTAGTATAACCTATTCCGAACCATTTGTCAGGTGCTATAATCCTTTTGTTAGGATTACTACTCAACCATGACCCCCACCAACTAAATGATGAGTTGGCGATAATAAAATCAGAACACAAACTCATCATGCACAAGTCTGCAAGATTGTCACCACCTTCTGAGACAAGGAACCTGTCATCAGGGAACTCAGTGCTACACCATTCAGGATCATCAGAAAAAATAATGACAGTGCGATTTGAATCAAACTTTGATAGTGCAGCATCATAATACTCCTTAGGACATGGTGGATGATTATCACAGTTCTGTATATAGTCACCTCTGCGAACATGTAATGCTATTGGATCATCTACAGTCGCAATCATTTGTTCACAAGGGGTTTTGATTTCATTTTTAAATTCAAAATCTTCCCTTATCTCATCCTCAATATGCTCAAAATATTTTGTGCTTTGAAGATAAGCATATACATTATGACCGTCAGGCATATTATCAAATAAGTTTTGGTCAAAATGGAAGTGTGCTTCTTGAACATATCTACCTGCACAGGTGCCTATGTTTGTAAGTCCCTTCAATTTGAATGCCTCAAAGAGTTGATGGTCTGTCCACTCGTCTTTGAAGTCGCTATCAGGTATCATAAAATCAAAACCACGATGAGCAGCGATGCCTCGTAGTCCTGCATACTGGAACATTTGATTACCCAGTCTGCCATGTCTACCTAAATGGTTGAATCCTATAGTCATGATGAATGTTTTTCTTTCAAGTATTCAATCTCTTTTGGTAAGAGATCTTCGTATTGTCTTTGTGTTTGATTGGGATGCTCTCGATTTGAGATGTGATAAGTTTTTATAACTGCTGGTTGTCCATGATCTCTATACAATCTATAGTACATGTCACAGTCCATCAACATTACAAGTTCCTCATCAAAATACTCTTCAATACCTTTTCTCAATGCGAGAATGGATGGTGAACTAAGAGTATTTACCCCTTCTAATAAACGGTCATTCCATACTGGCAACTTTGGATTATAATGGGTCTGTCCATTATCTAGGGTATGTGCAAAACCTGTGACTGCCCAGTCAACATCATATAATCCAAATGCTTCGTGTAAATCTTCTGTGAGGGTTTTTGTTAGTATAAAATCATCAGAGAAGAGTACTTTCAGAATGTCACCATCTGCGTGACGAAGAGCGTGATTAGTGTTAGCAGATATGTTCCCAAGATTATTCTTATTTCTAACATAGTTTATCTCAAATAGATCAGAGTATTCTTTACAGGCATTGACAACTTTATTAGATTGTCCATGATCAGAAATCCAAACATTAAAGTCCTTATCAGTCTGCTCTGACAAAGCGTAGAAAATGTCAAACAAATATGATTGACATTTAGGGTTACTATCATGGGTCGGTATACAATAACTGACCGTCATCCGTTGACCTCTTTGACTATCCTATTAGTCAATCTAGGAACAACATCGTTGTCGCTATGAAATTTTTTTGCCCTCTCATAGTTATCTTCAATAGCATCCATCCTTACATCATATTTTTTAGAATCAAGATGTGATAATATAATTTCTAATTCCTCAATATTATTAAATGTTATTATACCATTCATGTTGAACCAATCACCAAGATTTGGACAACCATAATAAATTGGAACAGTCTTTGATGCAAAACAATCTATAACCTTCTCTGTAAAATAATTTTTTTGTATAGAATTTTCTACAGCGATATGAAATTTTGCGGACTCAAAAAAATCATTCCTTCTGTCATGAAATGGTGGTGATTTATGTGAGTAATATTGCAAACCATTTGATACATCTATCGAATCAAGCAACTCATATATCTTCAGACGTAATTTATGACCTACAGTCTGATATTTTTCGCTAGTTACAAAGGTTACATTATTACCTTTATTAAGTTTCAAGTCCTTGAAATCTAACCAACTACTACCCCATTCAAACAACTCTGCTTGAGGGTAGTGATCTAATATTTTTTGAGTAAAAGTATATATTTTATCGAACTTCATAGCACCCCTAAGTGCTCCCTCCGTCACGGTAGGTAATATAGAATATGGTTCTGCCAAGAATAAAATTTTATAGTCTGCTCTCTCATCATAATCTAAATTATCGATAGAGATACTTACATTTTTTTTGAGGTCAAGTCCTCTGTCACCCCATGGATTCCACCATAGTGGATAGAATTTAGTCATCGTATTTCTTGGAAATGATAATGGAAACCAAAGGTTTCTTTTTCACTGTCAGGTAGAGTTTCTTCTCTAGAAAATCTACTCGCCACC